CTGAGGCAGTTCAGGTATCTTGTCATGCCTGCCTTCCTGATACACACCTGCGACGCTACCATACTCATCTATGGAACTGATTGGTCCTACCAAGTCAGCACTCAACAGACCAGTAGCAGCATCAACTGCGACCTGCTGATACAACATCAGCATGGGCCACCACATCTCTTGGACTTCAAGCAGCAATGCATTCTGCACGAACTGCTGCAATCGTGGTGTTGCGTATATCTGTGTTGCCAGTCCAGGCACCTGAGACAGTTCAGTGATTGCAGCCTTCACAACATCCTGCACAGTTGGTGCTGCCATCACATACTCCTTAAAGAACTAGCGACGCAGGGTGTGGGAAAGGGTTCCACCGCGTCGCTAGCCCACAGACAGTCACAACGGCTCACCGGCCCTGGTTACGCTGCGAACTGCCTGATCCCATGCAGACCACCATTGTTGGCAGTGTTCACATCATTCACGAAGTCGAATGCTGCACTGATGATGGTCGTTCCATTCAGCGCCGTAGTAGGAACATACGTGCCTCGTGGATCGCCTGTCGTAGCAGTCTGTGGATCAGTCAGCACTCCAGCAGTGAGTGTGCCTGCTGCTGCTGCAACACCATTGGCAACTTCCCAACTGACACGGATGGCCTTGTATGGCAATCCAAGTCCTGTGCCACTACCAATGTTCACTGTTGTCGCAGCAGTGAAGTTGTCGATGACGATGTTGTTGAAGTCCTTGAATGCCTTCTTCATCTGCACAGGTGTTGCACCAGCAAGCGTCACACGCTCAGCGATTGGCTGATGCAGGTAGTCCCATCCATTGACAAGCACTGTGCTAGTGCCTGCACCGCTTGCCACGATCACCAGCGTCCGCCCAAACGGCTCAGGGAACGGCGTGACGCCTGTCAGGTCAACAGTCAGTGCAGCAGCGATACTGACTGCGTTGGCGACATTGTTAGCCACAGAAGCAAGCGGAGCACCGAAGTTCACACGACATGCACCATTGATGTTCACGTCCATCGCATACTGCATGGACGGCACATACATGTTGATGCGACGCGGATAGTTGGTTCCGACTGGAATGACATTGGGCATTACTCGATCCTCTCACCTTCTAGAGTAGCCAAACCACCTTGTCCATTGGGTCGTGGCCTGTTGCGCTGCTTGTTCTCTACTATCTCCTTGGGTGTCATGTTGAACGTAGCTGGCACAAGCTCACCACTGTTCATGTCGATCACTGGTGGCTCTTCCATCACACCGATACGCTGCAACTGCGACACATCATCCTCAGCCACGAACATGCTGTGACCCTGTGGGAAGTAGATCATGTAGCCACCACTGAACTCTTCACGCTTCGGCACGATCTTACGAGAGATGATCTGCTTGTTCTTCAGCGGACCAACGTCACGCACTTCCTCTTCGATGTGCATGACCATGCGAGTGAATGGCCCATTCACATACTCAGCCTGGAATGTAGGCTTGAAGTCAACTGCGGCCATAGCTCTGCACTCCCTCCTCTGGTGGTCCTTCAACGATCACATCCACAGAAGGAGGAGCCTCTACGATGCCCTTAGCATTGCCAGCAGTGACAACACATGTTGCTGTCTTGCCAACATCAGCTTGGCTCAACTGCAAACTAGGACTGTCAGTGCCTGTCACAGCACCATCAATGCGCCACTGGTAGTGATAGTCAGTTGGCTCACCATCCCAATTGCCCATTGTGCATGTCAGCACAGAGCCTTCCTGTTGCACGTGTGGCACATCCACATTCACAGGTGGTTCCATCTCTGCGTATGCAATCTCCTGCTCCTCAGTCATTGCAGGATGTGTCATACGAGGATCGACGTGTGGTCTGTCTGGTCTATCGCTCATCATACGCTCCTAGTTGGTCATGACTGCATGGGTACGATAAGCTCTCCAAAGGCACCACTGGCCTTGCCACACTACCCTAGAGCCAACTGCGTCCACGTTCCACGGAGCGACAAGCTCCTTCACCTTCATGTTCACGCCACGCAGCATGTGGAGGCGTAGGTAGGTGTCGTTGATGAAGTATGCATAGGACACAGGACAGTCCTCGTCATACATCAGTGGGATGCCATTGTGCATGCAACCTTCAAAGCCCAGATCGAACATGCGCTTACCTGCAGTGCCCTCGCTGAGCGGAATGGTGAACTTGTCACGCACTGCTTGCCTGTATGCACGATAGATGTTGCGTCCTGTCAGGATCACAGTTGGCTTGTCGCCCTTCAGGGTGAGGTCCATGAGGATGTCATCGAAGACTTCCTCGATGTTGGTGCTATCAACACCTCCTGCAAAGACGTATGCGGATGTGCGCCACTGAGGCTGTGTGGCTCTATTGATGCCACCAAGCGTGCCGACGAGAGGATTGGTAGGAATAAGAGTTCCAAGCCCAAGAGGGTCCAGACCACCACCCACAGCGTATAGATACTGTGAGAACTTGTCCTTGATGCTCTCTTCAAGGACATTCATCTTCTCCTTCATCAGCTTGAAGATGGCAGCGGCGCCGTTGTTCTCATCTTCTTCCTGATCGGATATGATGACCGTGCCAGCAACTCGCGAGTATCCGTATTCAACAGTGTCGAACTCATCAGTCTGATTGACTGGCAGGGGGGTGTAGTAGTTGTAGGATGTGATATTGGGATTGCGTCCCACGGTAAGTGGGTTAGTGATATTGTATCCACCATCCTCATACTCCACACGGTTGTTCGCAAACACCCATGCCATCAACGCATTCGACTTGATGCTCGCCATGACCAGCTTGCGCCTGGACTTGGTAAGCGTGCTGTGCAGAACGTCTGCAACAGCAGGTATGATAGTGCCAACAGGCATAGCCTACTCCATCAGTTGAAACGAATGTTGTTCTCCTCCATCGAGGACCGAATGATCTCAGCCCAGGATGCGTTCTCATTGTACTGAGCACCACTTCCGTTGGCACCGCGGTTGACAGGTTGTGCTCTGTTGCCAACACTACGACCGCCAGGAAGTGGACGCTCATTAGGCTGCTGCTGCTGATGGGTAGGCTGCTGTGCCCCTTGTTGCCGCATAGCAATCTGCGGCTTCAGAGGCTGGGTCCAGTCGAGGCCCTGTTCATGGGACCAGCGGATCATCTTCGTATACGCCGACTGGATCGTAAGTCCAGGCTGAGCCTGCAACATCTCACTCAACACGTCAAGGTTTTGTTCTGCATCTGTGTTGTCGCCCAGGAAGGCATTGAGTTCCTGTTCGGCCCTGGTCCTAAGATGTTGTTGTTGCTGGTCTTGTTGTGTGCGCTGAGTGATCGGAGCCATCTTGGCATCGATCATCCGAGCGATGGCATTCATGTCCATGCCTGGACTGACGCCTTCAGCCAGGAATGGGATCGGGTAGCCCTTCGCTTTGACCTCCTCAACAAGATACTGCACCGTGCGGACAGGATCACGTAGGAAGTCAGCCATGACCTTCATGGCAATCATCTGATCCTCTGGCCGTATGTTCAGCCTAGCAGCCTCACGTGTGACCTCACTCACACTGTTTACAAAGCCCTGCAACTGTCCTACTTGCTGCTTCAGTGCATTGTTCTCACGTGCATGACGCTGACCTTCTTCATACACACGACGCTCAATGCCACCCTGTGCTACGACCTTACCAGTGATGGGATCAACTAGGTCTCGAACACGGGGATTGTCAGCATTCGCCTGCTCATGCAGTCCGTCGTGTCGCCTGACGATTGGCTGTTGCGAAGGCTGCTGAGTTCCGCTGCCTTGGCGATCATCATGAGTAGGCTGCGCTGATGTTCGCTGTCCACCATCGCTTGCTTGGCCTTGGCCAGCTTGAGACGGTTGTGACGTTGATGGGCTACTCGTAGTATCGACGCCATCGCTCTCCTCCGCAAAGTCAGGGATGTTGCTCAGTATGCTGCTCTCTGTCCTGTCGCTCATTGCTAACTCCTGAGTATCTGGCTGCCAAGGTTGGCTTCATTTGCTGGTTGCAGCGATTGATACCACTGTTGGATGCTCCGTCCACTGGGACGGTCCATGTTGAACTCATGATCGAGCCAGAAGTGCTCAGGCTGTTCGTCCTGCAAGAGCGGTTCTGGGAAGGGCACAACATCACCAGCCTTGTGTGTCTGTGTGCTATTCAACACTTCACGGATGATGTTGTCGAATGATCCAGCCATCATGCAACTCCTGCCTGTCCACCACTGTTCTGTGATGCCAACATCTGTCTGAATATCTCAGCAGGTGGTATGCCCTGTGACAGTGCATTGCCAATGGCCTGCAACACTGGTGGTGGCAACTGCTGCAACGCTTGCACTACCTGTGCTGCGATCTGCATTGGAGGAGGACCACCTTGCTGCGGCCCACCAGGAGCTTGTCCTGGCATCGCAGGCTCACCGCTACTGCCGCCCGGTTGTTGCCCTGGTGCGCCACCCTGTTGTGACTGTGCCATCGTAGCAACTTCTGCTTCGATGCTGTCCCAGTCCTCTTTGCTGATGATGAAGTCATCGAATGCTTTGCTGAGCATGTCGAGAGTGACCTTCAGTGCAGATGCAGGTGCTGCTCTAACATACTGTGCCAGCACTTGGCCTACCTGTATCGCCTCCTGCTTCTTCTGCTGTGTAGTCAGCTTCTGTGTGCTGCCTCCCACGATACCAACAGAGAGTTGCTGGAAATCACGTAGGTTGTCGAGGGGTCGCCAGAAAGGACTAACATCCATCCCTGTGAGTTGGGAAGCGGTCTGCACGTCCATGAACCGCAAGCACAACTGAGCAAGCTTCCATCCAACATCTCCAAGTGCGTCTTCGATAGCATCAAGTCGCATGTCCATCCGCATATTGCCCATCGTGGAGTAATAGTCGATGGCTTTGTTCGTAGTGTTTGTCTTGAACTGTCCACCACGCTCAACCTCATTCGTCGCTGCAATGCGATCGACTGCCTTGTACAGATCATCCTTCACAAACAACTGTGCGAAGTTCATGCTTGGAGGCACAAGCGAGAAGACCATCTTGCTGGGATCAACACCCTCTGGCACATCCAGTGGTGTGGCCGTAGCATCAGGACCTTTCAGCACACGGTCAATCGTCTCCTGTGTGAGCCCTACGTTCTTGTTGTAGAAGATGTTGCGTCGTGCCCACAACAATGCTCTACGCTTCTCATCATTGATCTCGTTGATCTGGTCCTGCTGGTCTAGATAATAACTGACCTCGCCTTTAGCATACACGCTAACGGGGTTGTCATGAAACCAGAGCGGAGTAAGGGGAAAGAACCCTTGTAGCTGATACGGATCGTCCCATACCCAGATGGGCCACTTCCAGTCGTTGTCTGCATACATCTCTAGACGACGTGTGACCTTATCCCACACATACCACACCTTGGTGTAGCATGCCTTGTCATACTGTGACCTGTCCTCATATCCATACTGAGTGTATGGATCGTTCTTCTGGAACAGTGAGAACTCCTCACCCTCTGTGCTCTCACCACCAGCATTCAGTATGTGCGTTGGCTCGAAGATGGACACGGCCTCATCGCTGTCATCATCGACATTCGCATAGATCGCATTGATGTATGCAGTAGGCAGCATGTCCTCGATCAGCATCCAATTGCAGTCGTTCAGGTATGGGTCTGTGCCATTCGGATCACGGATCACCTGATGAGGCAGACGCAGACGAACGAATGGACCGCTCGGCTGCAAGAACTCTATCTTCTCTTCCAGTGCTTGTAGCTTGCCTTCAATTGCTCGTATGTCACTGACCTCTGCTGCCTCAGCCAACTCCTGAGACAAGCCAAGCAAGTCCTGCATTGCTTGCTCACTGGATGTGTCCTTCTTGGTGTAGCCAACTTCGAACCATGCCTGATTGGTCAGCAACGCAATCAACACGTTGCGCTTGGCCTTTGGCTTGATGTTCACACCAGGGCTGACCTTCATTGCAAACAGCACATTGATCAGCTTCTGCAATGCACGTGCATACGCATCCACTGTCTCGTCGATCTGCTTGCTCAGTGTCGGCGTTGCACTGACAGACACGATAGGGTTCTTGGCATACAACTCAGGCACCTGTGCAGTGACATTCGAGAACACGATGTTCTCTGTGCTACTGAACACATCATTCAGGCGCTTCGCCACAGACCGATTACCAGCAGCGCGAGGGCTGCGGCTACCAGTAACACCGCTACCAGAACTCCCGTCTCGATGATCTGCTTGGTCATGGTTGTAGTACCTGATCGCCTCATCCCATGCATCTATCAGATCACCCATAGCCTTCTGGCCCTGATCCTTACGAGCCTTCCATATCAGGCCACGCTTGCTGGACACAGGCACACGACTGCCAGGCAATGCCTTATACACTGCTGGTGCTTCAGGCTCAGGAGGCAAGCCTACATCAGACTGGTCAAGCGACTGCTCTAATGGATTGATTGGATCAGAGCCAAGCGGTTCTTCAGGGATGCTGCCACTCATCTTACCAACACCGCACCATGACTGAACAACAGGTAGGCAATGAAGAATGCAAACGCAGCCCAACCAAGGTTAGGTCGTGGCACAGGTGGCCAGTTCATGGCTGCACACACAGCAAGCACGAATGAGAACACCAGCAGTATCAGCCCGATCATGTCCATCTCCTACTTGTGCCTCGCCTTCCTGTCTTGTCTGCCTGCACGTTCGATCTCATG